TTCTTTTGATACGCCAAGAAAGAATGGCAAGCCAGCAATGGCGCAGTCATAGTTATTACTTGTGTTGAAGTATGTATTGCCAGCATTGGCGGGTTGACCAATTGGATCAACAGGACGTTCTGCAATATGTATATAACCGTCGTCGCCTATAGCCACCTATACTCCTTATGTTTAAGTCCAATAAAAAAGCCCCGCACTTGGCGGGGCTGGGTAATGCTGGGTGTTACTTAGATAGAGCCGCAATCTCATCGGCTGTTAGGCCGAGAGCCGCTAGTTTAGCCTCGGCACTTGCTTTAGCGGCAGCGGTTGCAGCATCTGCTACTTCTTTAGCCGCAGCATCTGTTGCTGCTTGTGCAGCCATAGCCTCTTGCGCTGCTACTTCTTCTGCTGTCTGCTCACGCTCTGTTGAAATGCCCGTTGAGCAGTCAACTTCTATTACTGTTCCCATTGTATTGCTCCTTAGTTAGTTGTGTTAAATGCCTTGGCGAAGTACGCCGTAAAGCGATATTTTTGAATATTGCAAAAATATTGTTCCTTGATTATTAAAAATAACGCTAGTAATTGCGGCAGTGTTACGCCAAACGCCAGCATCAAGCATCATAAAAACATTATTTGCCGAATTTCCTTCTGAACATATTTCAGTTATTGTTGTTTTATAATTATTGCCTGTGTAATTTGTAACATACATTTGGCTATTACCAAATGTGTTGGTTGTATTTGTAGAACCTGTTCCGCCTGGTCCCCAAATGTAACCACTAGTTACCCTGTTGCTGTCAATTCCACCAGTACCTTGCCCTCTTATAAAAGTATGAGAGTAATTTGTTGCAGTTGAATCGCCATTAAATTGAACAAGAGTTTCATCAATTCCATAAGTTCCTCTATCTGTTCTTATTGAACCTTCAAACATTAAATCTGTAAATGTTTGAGGAATGCTATTAAAACTAATACTTGATGCTCCACCAGAACCAACGGTAACGGTTTGAATCGGTTGTAAAAATACTGACATTATATCTCCTTATGCCGTTGTTATGCCGTAGAGTTGAAAGGTTGTATATTGCACCCAGTTGCCACCAGTATTGGTTAATACAATAGAGGTTATGGCAGATGTATTTGTCCATAATCCGCTGTTTAATCTTACATAACCAGAACCGTTTTCATCGCTACCACCAATGGCGCGGGTAACTTTATTTTTGTTTGTATTGGTGTAATCTAAAATATCGGTAATAACAACTTCAAATATTGAAGCATTGTTTGATTGCAAATAACCTAAACCTATTCCACCAATTACAGATGGTGCTTGACCGGCTGAACCTACGCCAGAGCCAGAACCTTCAATATAATGAAGCGCGTAATTGGATTGCGTGTTGTCGCCATTAAAATTAGCAACAATCCACCCGCCACCACCAGAAGTGTGCATAAAACCGCGAAGTTGCAAATGAGTAAAATTTTGCGGAATAGAACTAAAGGTAATAGATGCTACGCTAGTAGAACCAACGGTATAACTTGCAATTGGATACATTGACATTTACTGTCCTACCGTCCTTACGCCGTAAAGAGCAAATGTTGAAGTTGTAGGTGTTGGATTACCAGAATTTTGCGATACGTTAAATCCAACAATTGCCGATGTTGAACGAAGCAACCCAACTGTTATTGCTGTCTGACCAGAACCATTAGCATCTTCGGCGCTTCTACATAAAATTGTTTTATAAGTAGAAGTATTTGCGTAATTTAAAAAATGTGCAATGTATGTTGCTGGGATGGTTGAAGTTGCTGAATTTGCTCCAGTCCCATTAATAGTAATTCTATCTGAACTTGTTGTCCTACCACTAGATGCAGATGAACCGTTGCCTGACAAATAAGTCCAACTTAAAGGATTTGGATAAGTTCCGTTAAATGTAACAAGAATTGGATTATCTGAGCCAGAAGTTGAATTGCCACCTTTAACTACTAAATATAGATCTTGATAAATTTGTGGAATGTTGGAAAAGGTAATTCCGTTTGAACTTCCATTTCCTGTCACATACGCAATTGGCACGATAGAACCGTGCATAGAAGATGGTGCTGTGGTTGCTATTGAAAGTCCCATTACGCAGTCACATCCCCACTGAGTAGCCAAGTGTTAGCTGCGGTTTGAATCAAAGAAGCAATTGAGTTTTGCGCACGAAGTTTAAGTCCTGGTGTGTAATTGATTGTTACACCTGAGCCAGCAGCGACAGTCACCTGTCCCGCTCCACCCTGATAAAACTGAAGGATTGCGCCAACTGGATATGCAACCGATGAGTTAGGTGGCACAGTAACGGTAATCGCAGATGCGTTGGTAAGTGACACAACCGTGTTGTTAGCATCCGCCAAAACAAATGTATAAGTAGTATTAGTCTGTGCGTTAAAATTTACTGTTGGATAAGCAGCAGTATTGGTCAGTAATGAGACGGCCATTAGAGTGTTACTCCTGTTGCTGTAAAGTCGGTGCTACCGACAGTTGAGTATACGCTTATTGTATCACCTGTTGCCAATGTCCATCCTGGTTGTTCATGGATGGTGCTGTTAGCAGGCACGTTAAAACCGTAGTACTGGTAGTAAGCAGAGCCACCAGACTTGGTGATGCTGACACGGATTGCATCCGTTGAACCAGACTTATTGCAAACAGTAAAAGAACCTACGATTGAGCCATTGGTAGAACCTGTCACCAGTGTGGTGAGGGTAGTTGCCGCTGGGGTAGATTGTCCGAGAACTACATATGCGGTAGCCATTATGCTGTTAAGTCTCCAACCAGTAGGAAGGTATTGGTGGCAATACAGGCAACGCTAGCAATGCTGTACTGTGCGCGAAGTTTTAAGCCAGGAGTTGAGTAGACGGTAGATGTGCCATCTCCTTGGAAGATAACCTGTCCAACACCCAACTGGGTGATGTTGACAGATTGACCTACGCTAAATACTCCCGCAGGAATTGTTACTGTAATCGTGCCAGAGTTTGTAGCAGTCACTAACTTGTTAGCATCGCCAGCAACCAGTGTGTAGGTTGTGCCAGTCTGGGCATTAACCGTAAAGGTGTTACCAAGGTTAGATGGGAAGGAGTTGGTTGCGCTAGTTAAATCCTTGTTGGTCAAAGTCTGAGTACCTGTAAGGGTAGCAAGACTTGTTGGGAAAGTATTTCCACTATCCGTTAAATTGGTGCTTGAAATTGTTGCACCAGTAACACTAGCAGAAGTAATAGTTGGGCTTGTGCCAAATACCAGTGAACCTGAACCTGTTTCATCACTTACTGCTGATGCTAGATTAGCCGAAGTTGGTGTGCCAAGAAATGTTGCTACGTTAGTGCCAAGACCAGATATGGCTGTTGAAATTGGCAAGTTGGTAATGGTATTGCTAGAACCTGAAATAGTTTTATTGGTAAGAGTTTGAGTATCGTTTGAACCAACAATGGCACCAGTGACTCCGTGCACCCCGCTAGAAGCAGCAGCGTGGTCCTGAAAATCTGTTAAATCTTGAGCAATAACTACGTGACGTACTACCGCCCCAGCATTGTGTGCTGTCGCGGATGTTCCATTATATCCACGAGTAATGTTAAGGGTATTACCAGAAGCATTGGTGACAAGAACCAATTCCTCAGAAGCACTATTATAGTCAATGGCAACTACGAATGGGTAGGTACCTGGATAGCCAACTGGTGATGTTGATAGGGTGACAGTTGTAGATGTGCTATTAATAGCAGAATTAACTGTGTTATCAACCGCATTGGCGGAGTAGTAACGTCTTGTTGCCATTTGCCGTCCTTAGGAAGTGTAGTGCGTACGAGGTGGATATTGCTCTTGCAAGCGACGTACTTCCACAAGAAGACGTTGCTGGTACATCTGTTGTAAAACTCTGCCAATGTTGGCTGCTGAACCAACTGGGTCATTGCCTTGCTGGGCATCTGCTTCAGCAGTTGCGGCAGGGACGCGGCCAAGGTCTAAGTACATTGCTGTACGGTATGCAGCACCAAGGATAATTACTTCTCGTGCTGAGTCTGATAGACCAGTCATTGTGAAATCATCTGTATCGTATTGAAGGGGCGTTGGCTTCTTTGTGTAAGTAATCATCAAAGGACGGCCAGGAATAATGCCTTCGCGGATTGAGATTGTTTTACCGCTATTCCAGTAACTTGGGTTAGCCATACGGTCAACACGATAGTGGCGAATTGGTAGCCATTCCTTAGAAGGACCAATTGTTTGCCAAGAAGCACCAAGAACATCTACTGCCTCGTTGGGCAAAACATAGGTTGTACGTGCTGCTTGCCAGTTAAAGGTTGTGTAAAAAGTACCAAACAAATCTGGGTAGACACCATCAATTGCTAGGTTAAGGTTTCGGCGAATAACACTTCGCGGAAAGGAAGGCGCGATTGTTACACGAGTACCAGCAGTATGAGATTGTGCTGTTGTATCACGAAAGCCTCTGCCATAAGCAGGGATAGTAGCCGTGTTGGATGTACGGTCAAACTTGTCCACCCAGATTAGTTCATCATCTATTTCAACAAGTCCACGAGTAAGGACTGTTCCGTCTGCCACAACAAACGTCAAGTCTGTTGAAGACATTGGAGATGTGAGGTAGGTAGCCTGGTCCTGACGGTTAGTATAACCAGTCAGTGCTAGGTTTGTTTCGTTGATAAGGTCAATGAATGTAGTCATTAGGAAGCAATCGTCCTTAATGCGGTAACCGCTTCTTGTGAAAGTGCTGGGTTATTAGACATACCAGCCAATTCATTACATATCTTTGGGATGTCAGAAAAAGCAGGTGGTTGACGAGTAGATGAGAACTTGTAGTTTAATGCACCCACTGTTTGCTTTCCAGATGTTCCTGCCCATTTGTTAGCAGCACCTGCTTCTTCTAAATAAACTGACCTATCAGGATACTCGCCACCATTAGCAAGGCGATTAAGTTCATCAATAAATGTTGAACCTAGTTGCCCATACAATGTGTAAGTTGTACCGTTGTAGTTAGCCGTGCCATATACAGTCATCGGGTATCCTTTCTAAAATTGAATTACTTGGTGCCGCCAACGCCTTCGTATTCACCATAAGGTGACTTTGTTGGCTTGCCTGTTAGAGTTTCTGGTGTTCCGCCTTTAGCGTTCTTGTTGCATCCACATTCAACGCACATATTATTTACCACCCTTTTTTGCTGGAAGAACTTTCTTAAGATTTGGATTTGCTTTCTTTGCTGCTGGTGAAGCCTTGCGAGTTGAAGATGCCAGGATTGCTCCAGCACGTTCCATTGAAACGCCTGACTTCTTAGAGATTGACTTTTGCGCTGCGGCGAAGCCCATACCTTTTTTTGCTGCTGCCATTTACTTGCCTTTCTTGATTTTTGCTACTAGAGCCTTATCCATTTTGGCATCAGCCTTTGCGGATGGTTTCTTCTTATCCATTGCAGCGTCAGCCTTTTTGAAGGCTGCCTTCTGTGCTGGCTTTAATCCTTTTGTGACTTTGGCGTCTTGCTTCTTATCAGCCTTCTCGCTGTATGCCATTAGATATCTCCTGTATGTTTTAATACCGCAGCACTCTGTGCGGTAATCTTGTTTGCTGCTGGCATAACGTCAGCGTTATATGCTGCACCTAGTTTGTCACTAGCAGCACGGGCTTCGTTAACAGCCCTCATAGTTGTACCTGCTGGTTGAATTCCTTCTGCTCTTGCTGCCTTGTAGGCATTAAGTTCAGCATCCCATTTCCTAGCAGTCATACCTTCGGCACGTCCTGCATCACCAGTATTGACGTGTAGGTTAGATGCTTGAAGACATTCGCTGTAAGTCTCGTGGTTCTTTTCTTTACAACCTGAGCGACAGTTATCTCCCAATGGCATCTTTAACCTCTCTGAAAAATTTTAAGTTGCGCTCTATGCGCTCTTGCTCTGGTCCATTTGCTTTGGTTGCTTCCTCTGTAAAGAGGATTGCTTCGTCAATATGCTTAAGGTTGTATGCTGCGATTCCTGCCAAGTCGTAGGCTTTCCAATCCCAGACAGCGGATTCGTAGCAGTAATGGTTGGAGCGAGGTGCTTCCAAAACGTTAAGAGAAGCATCTAAACAACGCTGCCATTCTTGCTTTCTATAAGCATCCATTGCCACACCAAATTGCGGCTCACCTTGCATTGGAAGAATGTCTCGGCCTCTGTCATACCAAACTCTTGCATCTTCTTCTTGGCCAAGTTGATGCGCTGCTTCTCCAGCCCATCGGCATACTGCTGCTGATTCAACATCCCAGCCACCACATTCAATCTTCTTATTGGCAGCGTCTATAACTTTCTGCCAATTGCTATAAAAGAAATTTTCTCTACACCAGTAGGTCCACATACGTGGGTCTGTTGGAAACTCTTTGACTGCTAGTTCCAGCAATTCCATATACTGCCCACGTGATTTGCTGTTGTCTGGCAAATGCTCAATGATTGCGCTTCTTATGTCACAATCACGCGTTGCGTGTTTACCGTACCAAACATTTACTTCGTGGCAAGGATACTTCCATGTCCAACCCCAGCGAGAGTGAAGCCTGTCTCTCTCCCATTTGTTGGCATCAGTCTTCATACTAATCCAACCAAGGTCAGTGCCTGTCTTCCATCCTTTACGAACCTTGTCAAAAAAATTAGGTTCTGGGACTTCATCCATATCCAAGATAAGGCATACATCTGCATCATCTGGAACTAAGGCAAGTGCTGCATTACGAGCCATATCAAATCTAAATGGCTGTATGTAAACTTGATGAACGGTAACGCCAAGTTCTTTTAACTTTTCTTGGGTTCCATCTGTTGAGCCAGTATCTGCTACGATACGATAGTCGGCGCTTTCTGTTGCTTTGGCCCATCTTTCGGCGTGCAAAATTTCATTTTTACTAATAGCATAAACGGCTATTTTTATTCTTGCCATTGCGCTATCTTATCACATTGCGCCCAACCATAACATATCTGGATATGCAACTGCGTTAGAACCAGTTGAACCAGTGCTACCAGTTGCACCAGTATTTCCAGTTAACCCCGTTGACCCTGTTGGACCTGTTGCTCCCGTGCTTCCATTAGTACCATTTGACCCTGTAGGTCCAGTAGCCCCCGTCGCTCCAGTCTGACCAGTGCTTCCAGTATTACCTGTCGGCCCTGTTGGTCCTGTGCTGCCAGTCGCTCCCGTAGACCCATTTGAACCTGTGTTACCTGTGGCTCCTGTGGCACCCGTTGCTCCCGTCGGTCCAAGTTGTGTGTACATAACTTGCTGTGCTGTGACAATCATTGATGCAACTGCTGGAGATGCAGGTGAAGTTGTCGCCGCCTGAGCCAAAAGAATTGAGGATGATGAATTGCTCATCCATACAAATTCTATATAATCATTAGCCGCAAGAGTAAGAACGTAATTCCAAGCAGGTAGCACATAATGGTTTTGATTTGATGTGTCTACTTCACCATTAGTCCAACTTAAATCTGTTCCATTTTTACGTATCCAGACATTTGCAGTTGATGAGCCAGAGGTACTTACCTGTGCTGAAAATTGAATATTGTAAGTACCAGCATAAGTAAATTTAATACGAGATTTATAAGTTGAATCAATAGTTACGCTATTAGATTCAGAAGTTGTATTTAATGTAATTACAGTTGGAGTATTTGCTGCAGATAAAGTCTGAGTTGTTGTGTCATAAAATGACCCGTAATAGCCCAATGCTCCGCCAGCGCCTGTGGCGCCTGTGGCACCTGTTACACCTGCGCCAGTATTACCTGTTGCGCCAGTTGGACCTGTATTACCAGTTAATCCTGTTGGGCCTGTTGGGCCAGTATTTCCAGTTGAGCCTGTGTTTCCCTGAGCACCCGTTGGTCCTGTAGACCCTGTGTTACCAATAGCGCCAGTGGCACCAATGGAACCAGTAGAACCAGTATTGCCGATAGCACCTGTTGCACCCGTGTTTCCCTGAGAACCTGTATTGCCTTGAGAGCCTGTCGCTCCAGTAGCCCCTGTAGGGCCTGTGTTGCCCTGTGAGCCTGTATTACCCGTTGCCCCAATATTACCTGTGGCTCCAGTGTTTCCTACCGCTCCAGTAGGTCCTGTTGAACCCGTTTGCCCTTGTGCACCAGTACTGCCAGTAGAGCCAGTACTGCCAGTGTTACCAGTGCTACCCGTATTACCTTGCGCACCTGTTACTCCTGTTGACCCAGTGGGTCCAGTAGACCCTGTGATTCCAGTACTACCTGTAGGTCCAGCAGAACCTGTGGGTCCTGTTGAGCCTGCAGCGCCCGTGCTTCCTGTAACTCCTGTGGAGCCAGTTGAGCCAGTCTGTCCTTGGCTGCCTGTACTACCTGTTGGTCCTGTTCCACCTGTTGCACCTGTGTTTCCTTGAAAGCCTTGGTAACCCATTGGACCTTGTGGACCAATAGGGCCTAACTCTACAATATCTAATTGAGTAACAGCAATGTCGTAGACATTTGTTGTGACTGGTATTTCTACAATTGAAATGCTATCTGGAGTGATGCTCATTAGTGAGTCACACTCTCATTCACAATAAATGTTCCTTGTAGAATCTTGTAGACAGTTGAGTCTACAGTGTTAGTTAAATTCAAATCGTATTGATATGTGCCTGCTGTCAAAGCAGCGGTATCTGTTGCAGAAATGTGTAGGTTGACACGGCCATAAGCGGCATCAATAGTAGCCCTACCATTGTTGGTTGAAAGTTCAATAATGATTGCAGTGTCGGTTGCATAACGCACCTGCATATCTGCTGTGTAACCTGTTAGGTCTACCGCTACCCCGCCAATCTTCCATACTGGCTTAAGGTCAAAAGTAGTGCCCTTATATACAGAGAGGTTATATCTGCCTGGATTCATACCTGCTCCTTAAACCGTTGTGATGTAAGCGCCGTAGCCAGCGTTAATTAAAATTGTTCGTTCTACTGGAGTGATTGGATAAATGTGTCCACCTTGATAGCAGTAGTCTGCTGATATGGTTTCATCCACTCCTGGTGTGCGAACACGAGTTACAGTTGTTCCATTAACAAGAATCGTGTCGCCTCTGGCAATACGGTAACGCCACATTAAACGGCCAAAACCTGCTGGTGTTTCATCAACAGTTGGGGGCGTAAATTGGTATGCCATAAATCTCCTTGTTAAAGGGTCAAGCCCCCTTAGTCTTTACTTAAGAGGGCTTAACCTTTACTTAATTACTTAAGCGTTGTGGATTGAAGAAGTTGATTCAATACGCACAAGTGATGCGTCACGGTAACGTGACCATCCTAGTACGCCGTACCATCCGATTGGACGGAAACGCATCAACTTATCAACGACTGGTCCGAAGATTACGTGTGGCTCTTCGGCAACCGCTTCAGCAAGTGCTTGCTTACCAGCAAGGAGTGTGCGGAATACGCGTACTCCACCAGTTGCGTTTACGTATGAAGATGTACCGAAAGTACCGCTAGATGAACCAGCACCTGTACCGTCAGCAAAGTTTGCCATACGTGGAGACTCTACGAACATTGCACCTTCGTAGGTTCCGATTGTTCCTGGCCAGAACTCAGAAGAACCTGTCTCTGAGTACTTGTGGTCGTCGCGCCATGCGTTTGCGCCTGTTTCTGCGCGAAGGTCATGTGAAACTTCTGGGTGGATACCACACCAGTAGTATTCGCCTTGACGTGGA